GTTCGGATGGTAAAGCTTCTGCACCGACCTTATCAATGGCAAACAACATTAACGGCATTCAAAATGCTGTCTCAGCCTATTGTTTACAGTTTAAGGACTTCGCGGGAGCCAAGCTTAAAGTCATTACCACGCTTGCTAAATATCTGGATGCCGAAAACTTTACGGCAGGTAACCCAACTGCTTCCAATGAGTTTAAAGAGCAGCTTTGGTATATCGAGCAAAAAACATCTGAAAACGCCCAGCAAGTAACTTTTGAGCTTTCAAACCCAATTGATTTTGAAGGGTTGAAAATTCCTGTACGTCAAATTACCTCGTTATGCCACTGGTGCATGATGGGCAATTACCGTGGTGAGGAATGTGGATATACCGGAGCGTCAATGTTCACCGATAAAGATGAGCCTACCAATGATCCAGCTTTAGATCGATGTAGTGGGAGTTTGCGTTCATGCCGTTTGCGTTTTGGAGAAAACAAGCCATTACCTTTTGGCGGGTTCCCTGCATCAAGTTTATTGTGAGGTTTTATGAAACTTACAGCAAAAACCAAAAAAGCAATCATGGCCCATGCCGATGAATGCTATCCGCATGAATGCTGTGGGGTAATTGTTGGAAAAGAATATATCCGCTGCCGCAATGTTTCCGCTCAATCTGATCAGTTCGAAATCCATCCTGAAGATTTAGCTATGGCTGAAGATCAAGGCGAAATCTTAGCTTATGTGCATTCCCATCCAGATGGAACAACAAGAGCATCGGAACTCGATCTGATTCAGATTGAACTACATAAAAAGCCATGGGTAATTTGTTCATATCCGGATCTGGATTTTCAAATCTACGAGCCGTGTGATTATCGCGCCCCTTTAGTGGGGCGTAATTATTTTCATGGCTGGCAAGATTGCTATGCGCTTGTGCGTGATTTTTATAGTCGTGAATTAGGTATAGAGCTTATGGATTTTAAGCGGGATGATGCATGGTGGGAGGATAAATCCCATCCATCACTTTATCTTGAAAACTATGAAAAAGCAGGCTTCTACGAAGTAGAGACTCCTCAATATGGCGATATGCTGGTTTGCCGCGTTGGTCGCACTGAACACCCTAATCATGCGGTTGTTTGGCTGGGTAATAATGGTCAGCTTAAATCTGAACAGACAGAACAATGCATAGGTTCAAGTTTAATTCTGCATCATCCGTATAACAGAAAGTCAGTACGCGAAATTTATGGTCAACAGTGGCGTGAACGTACTGTAAAAATCTTGAGGCACAGAGATGTTAAAAACAATTAAGTTATATGGCGTTTTGGGTAAAAAATTTGGACGTGAATATAAGCTAGATGTTGCCAATACTCGTGAAGCTATGCGGGCTTTATCAGTTCAGATCGCTGGCTTTGAGCATTTTATGTTGCATGCTCATGAGCAAGGCCTACGCTTTGCCGTGTTTCTAAAAGGAAAGAACTCGAGTAATAAGCGAGGAAAGAAACGCCCAGCAATTTACGATCATGAAACTAAGCGCCTAATCACTGGTGACAATATCGGTGAAGAACAGCTTGATATGAATACTGAAGCTGAGGTTATTCATATTGTTCCACGTGTAGTTGGTGCAGGCGGTAATGGAATATTACAGACTGTATTGGGTGCTGTGATGGTCGTGGTGGGGGTTTTAGTAACTGTAGGCACACTTGGTGGTGGAGCACCACTTGGTGCTGCATTGATTGGTTCAGGTATTGGAATGATGCTTGGTGGAGTGGGCCATGATGCTTATGCCAAAGGTTGATACTACTCAAGATCAAAACCAAGATGGAAACAGAGCGAATAAAGGCTTTGGCGGTGCAGTTACCACAGTTGCACAAGGTAATCCTGTTCCAATTCTTTATGGTCAACGGGAAATCGGCGGCTTCATTGTGAGCGCAGGTCAATATCCTGAAGATCAGATGTAAATTTTAATTAACAGGCGCTTTCTAGCGCCTTTTTTATTGCGTGAGATTTCTTATGAATGCAGTAGTAGGCGCAAAAAAAGGCAGTAAAAAACAACGGCAACCTGTCATTTCACCAGATTCTGCTCAATCGAAAACCTTTATCAAGGTTCTATATGGTTTAGCTGAAGGCGAGATTGAAGGTTTAGCTAATGGGCTTCAGTCAATTTATTTAGAAGAAACTCCACTTCAGAATGCAGATGGAAGCCTTAACTTTGAAAATGTAAAAGTTGATTTTAGAAATGGTACTAATGATCAGGAATACATTGAGGGTTTTCCTGCAGTAGAAAGTGAAACTGCCATTGATGTGGAGTTAAAGTCTGAAACGCCATGGGTTCGAGCTTTTAGTAATCTTGATCTTGATGCTGTTCGTTTGCGCTTAAAGTGGGGTCCTTTGCGTACTCAGAATGCTACAAATGGTGATGTATCAGGCGTAACGATCGAATACGCAATTGATTTGCAAACTGATGGTGGTATTTGGGCTGAAGTTCTAAAAACCAAAATTTCAGATAAAACATCTGCAAATTATGAACGTGCTCATCGGATTGATTTGCCTCGTGCAGACTCTGGCTGGCTTGTTCGTGTTCGTAGACTTACACCCAATTCAACTTCTGAATATATCAGCGACAAGATGTATATTGCAGCTGTTACAGAAGTGATCGATGCGAAATTACGTTACCCAAACACAGCATTATTGGGCCTTCAGTATGATGCTGAGACTTTTGGAAACGTAGCAAAAGTTGCTATGGATACAAAGGGTAGGCTTCTAAAAGTTCCTACTAATTACAATCCAGCAACACGGCAATATGTTGGAATGTGGGACGGTACTTTCAAAGATGCATATTCTAATAACCCAGCTTGGATCTATTACGATATATGCACCGTAGACCGTTATGCTTTGGGTGACCGATTAACCCCGCTAATGGTTGATAAATGGTCCTTATATCGTTTAGCTCAATACTGTGATCAGATGGTACCAGATGGGTTGGGCGGTCAGGAACCACGCTTTACTTGTAATGTTTATCTTCAGAGCGCGGAAGGTGCATTTGAGATTTTAACTAAGTTAGCTGGTGTGTTTCGTGCGATAACGTTTTGGGATGGTAATAGCATTATTTGCGATGCGGATATTCCCCAAGATACATATTTCACTTATACACGTGCCAATGTCATTGATGGCAATTTTGAATACTCAGGAACCCGTGCGCGTGATCGCCATAATGTTGTAAAAATTGCGTGGGATAACCCAGCTAATCACTACAAAACCGAATATGAGTTTGTTCGTGATGAGAAAGCAATTGCTGAAGCGGGCCAAGTTCGTATTTTGGAAATTGATGCTTGGGGATGCACTTCGCGCGGACAAGCGCAGAGAGCAGGTCACTGGGCTTTAAAGTCAGAGCAACTTGAAACACGTACAGTGTCTTTCAAAGTTGGTCTAGATGGACACATTCCTTTGCCGGGGAAAGTAATTGAAGTTGCTGATCCTCTATTTGCAGGTCGTGCAAATGGTGGTCGTGTATCTGCTATTTCGGCAGATCGTAAAAGTATTACTTTGGACCGAGATAATGTGGTTGCAGAAGCTGGCGACCGACTTGTAATTAATGGTGAAAATGGCAAAGCCCAAACACGTATTGTTCAGTCAATAGCAGGTAGAGTTATTACAGTAACCACGGCTTTTGATGTGAATTCGATTGCTGTGCAAAACATTTGGGTTTTAGATGCTCAAGACTTGGCAACAATGAAGTTTCGGGTCATCTCTATTACTCAAGATGATAAACATCAATTTAGCATTACCGCTCTTCAATACAATCCTTCAAAGTTTGATGCAATCGACACTGGAGCACATTTTGAAGAAGCACCTATTTCAATTGTTAATCCTACTGTTCAGGATGCGGTTACAAACGTCACCATTACAAGTGAAAGCCGAGTAGATCAAGGTATTAATGTTGCCACAATGATTGTGTCATGGGCACAAGCCCGTGGAGCAGTTAAGTATCTGGTTGAGTGGCGTAAAGATGACGGGAGCTGGATTAAATTACCACTAACAGGCAATAACTCGGTAGAGGTACCAGGTATTTATGCGGGTCAATATCAGGCGCGTGTAACAGCAATTTCAGCATTTGAAATTTCTTCTTTACCGGCATACTCAGTTTTGACTGCATTGACTGGTAAGCAGGGGTTACCACCAAAATTAGCTTTTATCCGAGCGATTGGCACAATGTTCGGAATGAAAGTGGAATGGGGATTTCCTGCAACTGGCGCATTAGATACTGCATATACGGAAATTGAATATTCTACGACTTCCAATGGTGCCAATATTCAGCCTCTGGG